CTCTGTAGCTCCTGTGAGGTCTGCTACAATAACCTCGCCAATTGCGCCTACAACATGACTCTTACTGCCTGTTATGCTGCCCTGTAGATTACCTACTTGGGCAGCTTTCTTTTTTGCGCGACTGATTATCTCAGGTGTTATGGCTATTTGTATCATGCTGCACTCAGGTCTACGACCTCACACACTCCTGCTGTACAAGCCAGTTCACGTGATCCCGTGGTGTTGTCTTCTCGTTCGAAGTCGGTGAGCCGCGACCAGTCTAGATTTACGTACGTCATACGGTCCTTCCATTCTATGTAATCATCAGGCTCTATGTCTTGGTATGGTGCCTGTTGATACGTGTGGTCAGAAAACGGCAAGAACGACACACCAGATGCCACGTCGAAGTTTTCGTATACCCACGCACCCACGTCCATCCACTCGTCCTCCTTGACGGTAACAGTGATAGATGGCTTGTGTTCACACCAGTGTATAGCATATGTCTTCCACAGTTCAAGCTGCTCTATAGCAGTTGTGTCCGTACGCATGACAGCACCCTCTGGTGACTTCATAGGGAACGAGAACACCGTCACTGATTCTGGTTTCATCACGTCACGTTCTGCTGGCACACCAGAGTCTACAAGAAACTGTGTGAGCGGATCTTTCGAGTCTCCACGCACAGTGCGTATGTAATATTCGCTGTGTCTAGCGTGTATACCGCTTGCTGCGTCCACTAGCTGAGACACAGTGCCCGACGGCTTGACACAGGTAATGGCACTGCTTTGTGGGATTCCTAGAGTTTGGGCATACTGTCGATTCGTTTCTATAGCTGTGTCGCGCATTTTTTCTAGCCAGATTTTTGAATCTACGTTTTTCGATAAAACTGAGTGATCCATAATACCAGTTAAGGACACGCCTAATAATCTTTCTTCCTCTGTGTTGTCTTTCCATACTTTCCTCAAATACTTGAAGTCAGTGAGAGTGGATTGTATCGTTCCCAAGATGGTAGCTAGACGCACCTTACGCTCTAGGGTCTTGAGTGTATCGTGTTCACGCACCACCACTTCTGACAGGTTACAGAATTGGTATGGGCGTAAGATAATCTCACTGCAGGGGTTGGTTCCCCACATATGTCCTGTCTCACGTCGTCCGTTACGAGCAACCTGTTTGTCTGCAGCCTCACGGTTGAATATACCACGCTCTCCTGACTTGGAGTCGTACAGGGCAAGCCACTCACGCATAAACGTGCCCATCTCTGGCTTGCACTTGTAGGCTACAGAATTGTTGGCTAGAGCACGTTGTCCTTCGTGCTCCCACCACTGCCCTGATTTAGCGTGTGCCATCTGATCATCATTCAAATTCGACAAGCTAATCAGCGCAGAGCGGCGCACTCCTCCCACGACTACAACCTCTCCCACCTTGCACATAAGATCGTGACACTCAATAGGATATAGTCTGCGCCCCTTTGCTTTCTTAAATGTTTCTATCGTAAAATTAAATAAGTCGATTAGGGGCTGTGGACCAGATGCACGGCCTCCCATAATCTTCAAACGTGCACCAGCAGGACGCACACCATCCACGTTGTATTGCGGAACTTGCCCTGCGTAGAGCAATGCAATCAACTCACGATACGCCTTTGCCCATCCCGGCTTGCTATCTGCCACGTTGATCACTGTGTTAGACTTGCTAAAGTTGTCCGACACCACAGGCAACTTGTCCACGTTCTCACGCTCCACAGAGAAACCTACCCCCGTGCCACACATTAAGATGTACATACACTCATCGAACGCACGAGGGCTGTCCACAGGGATGTAGCTACAGTTGTAGCCACAGATGTTATCTCGCGCTAAAGCAGGTCCAGCGGTCATCATAGCCCTCATAGACGGCATGATCTCAAGATTGAGGATAGCCTCACGTAAGTCATCTACATCACTATCAGGAAGAACGTAATCGAACTTATCCCTCAAATGATCCGACATAAATCCTATGTAACGATCTACAGTCTCATCAAAGTTTTCACGGCGTCCCTCGTCTTCTATCCAACGGGCGTAGCGAGACTTGTGTATAAATTCTTGGTATGGTGTGGGAAGTAAATTATTCATTGTCTGTTCCTTCTTTATTTTCTATGAGCTTGTCGAGGTAGAACCGCGCTTTCTTGAGATCTTCGATTCCGTTTTTGTATCTGTATCTCCAGAGGTACTTGATGATGTTGCCTTGCAAGTAGTATTCGTAGCCATTGTCTGTCGCCGCCGCGATTGCATCAAGGCATTCGATACCTGCTTGATTGTAGTGTGGCGGGTTATTGACGTTATCAACCAACTCTCCATTTATTCGCTGTTTCATATATTCTTCGTGTCTCATTGTTCGTTCCCAAAATCTATTTTAATTACGTTCGAACCTTCTTCTCGACTGATTTCAGGATTATTTGTAGCCTCTGCTAAAGACTCTCTCACGTGTTCGTGGGCTAATCTAGCCATACCTGCAGCAGTAACCCTGTCGAAGTCTGAATCAATAAGTTCCATGATGCCATTGAGGACTATGGTGCCAGCTTCAAAATACTGAGAGTCGTCCTCAACTGTCGTATCATAGGCCGATATAGAAAATGTTTCATCATCTAATTTGTTGAGTATGATATACCATCTGTCGGGTAAGAGACTTGCTTTTTCTAACTGCTTATCATCAATCGTCATTTTTCAACCACTCCTCCGGGACTGCACCTTCAGCCCATTCGAATCCGTGTTTATCGGCCCACATACCGTACGTGGTTTTACTGCCTCTGTATATTTTATTTTTAGAATTAAGAAATACTATGCGTATATCGTGGTCAGGATACTGTTCTTTTACAAGCTGCATCTTCACTCTGTCACCCTTGTCGAAGTACCCCTTCGCTTCGATGAATATCTTTTGATCAGGCAGATAAAAATCTGGAGTGTAAGTTCTTGGCTTGGGAACGTAAGTCAATCTTGTTGACTCATACTCGTAGGGCACAGACTTTCTAGCCAGCGACTTAGCCATGCTCAATTCAAAGTTAGACCTGAATTGTGATCTCTTCACAGTTGCATTCCTATCGAACCCATTCTTTTTAGCACGTACCCTGCGACCTTTGGAGATTGTTTTTCTAGGATAGAAAGTTCGTTTGTCAAGTGGATCAATGGGACGCATACGTTGGCTCCTGATTGTGACACTTTGGATATCTTAGATAGTTCCGATTCGATATGCAATATGTCTCGTTTTTCTGTGTGAAAGGACAGGGTTCCTGTTTCGCTGTAGTTCTCACGCAAACAAATAGGTAAACCTCGTTGACTTTGTCTGATGTATACCAGCTTCCTGTCCCCACCTTCACCCCTAGATGACTCCACATAGACGTGATATAGGTCAGGATTCATGTCCATTAGATCTACTTCGTAGTTCCTGACAAATAAGTATGGCATATCATAGTTCCCTCTTCTTAAGTCGTGTGTACCAAACTAGCGGAGGGAACTTAGCTTTCGATGTGACTTTACCGTGTATCTCAGCTTTAGGCCAGCAGTGGAACTTGTGTCCACAGAATCCACACGGCTTGGGCATAAGTTTGTTACCCGTGCGAACCAGCCCACCATCCTTATATGTTTCGAACTCATCTGGAAAAGGCTTAAAAGGCTTCGACTTTGGGTTTGTCAAAAACTTGACACGTTCTTCAGCATCTGCCATGTATTTGACACGATCTTCATCTTGCCACTCTGGGGCATCGACCACAGCAATTTGTCCACCAGATTTGTTTATGACGATCCAGCCTCCAAACGGCATATTCATAGCAGTGGCATACAAGTACCCCTGCATTACGTAACCAAATGGATCATCCTCTTTTATAGAGTCGTAGCCACCGAATCCAAACTTGTGCTTGAAAGCCCAGTCACTAGCGGACTTGATGTCCCACACCTTTTCGACACCAGACTCGTCCCGTATGATAACGTCGAGAGTGCCCCGTATTTTGTGACCAGCTATTTCTAGTTCTACTTCTTTTTGGAAGTCAACGATATCTATACCAGCCTCACGCATGATGCACATCAGCATAGCTTCCGATATTC